TCGAGCTGGAGCCGGAGATCAACCGGAACTGGAAGCAAGCACCGAAGCAGACGGTGAGTGAGTGGGCCGACGAGCACCGCGTGCTCGACCCGCTGTTCAACGCCGAAGGCGGCCGGTGGCGCACGGCGCGCGCTCCCTACGCACGTGAGTGGATGGACTCGGCGAGCTGCCGGTGGGTGCGGCAGATCGTGCTGATGGCTGGCACGCAGGTCGGCAAGACGGAGACCCTGAACAACATCCTGGGGTTCCACATCCACCATTCGCCTTGCCCGATGATGATGGTCATGCCGCGCCAGGTCGACGCGCGCCTGGCCCAGCAGCGCCGCATCAAGCCAATGGTCGAGGCCAGCGCCGCGCTGCGCGACGAACGCACGGAGCACGCTCGCGACATCAAGGCGCGCGAGATGGTGTTCCGCCGGGCCATTCTCTACTTCCGCAGCGCGCAGACGCCGGCCGACATGAGCGGCGTTCCGGTGCGCCTGGTGTGCTGCGACGAGGTCGACAAGTACCCGCTGTGGAGCGGGCGCGAGGCCTCACCGATCAAGCTGGTGCAGGAGCGCACGCGCACGTTCTACGATCGGTTGGTCGTTCTGGGGTCCACGCCGACGACGCGCGACGGCACGATCGCCGGCGAGTTCGAGAAGGGTGACCGCCGTCGGTATCACGTGCCGTGTCCGCACTGCAGCAAGACGCAGGTGCTGCGGTGGGGGCAAGTGAAGTGGAACAAGGAGGAGGTGACCACGGCGCAGCAGATGAAGAAGCGCCGCGAAGCGTGGTACGAGTGCGAGCACTGCGGCAGCGTGATCGACGACCGGCAGAAGATCGGCATGCTCGAGCTCGGCGTATGGGTGCCGGAAGGGTGGGACGTCGAGGCCTGGCAGCAGCGCGGGCAGCGCGAGGACCGCGCGCCGAACCGCAGCTACCATATCTGGGCCGGCTACTCGCCGTGGCTGTCGTGGTGGGAGATCGTGGCCGAGTGGCTGGCGAGCAAGGACGACCCCGCCGACCTGATGAACTTCGTCAACAGCTGGCTGGCCGAGGTGTGGGAAGACCGGGTCGAGACCACTACCGACGCGCAGATCGAGGCGTGCATCGACCCGGGCAGGCCGCAGCACGATGTGCCCGAGGACGTGCAGGTGCTGACGGCGGCGGTCGACGTGCAGAAGGACCGCATGGAATGGGCGGTGCAGGGGTGGGGCCTCGACGAAGAAAGCTGGCTGATCGCCGCCGGGCGCGTGACGACGTGGGAAGACCTGGCCGACGTGCTGTTCCGCAACCCCTGGGGCCTCGGCCGCAAGCTGGCGATCCGCTGCGCGATGATCGACTCGCGGCACCGGCGCGACGAGGTGATCGACTTCGTGCGCCGGTGGCGGCCGGTGGCGCGCATGATCGCCGGCGTCGACCGCGAGGCGCCGCAGCCGTTCGGCACCGTGCGCATCGAGAAGCACCCGCGGACGGGCATCGTGCTTCCCAACGCTCTGACGATCTGGACGCTGCAGGTGGGGTGGTTCAAGGATCTGCTGGCGGCGCGAATCCAGCGGACTGCCGGCGGCGACGAGGGAAGGCACGGGCACGTGCACCTTCCGAACGACCTGCCAGACGCGTTCCTGAAGCAGCTCGCCAGCGAGCAGAAAGTGCGCCACCGCCGCGGCACGAAGGTGCGGTCGGTGTGGGTGCTGAAGCCCGGGCATGTGCGGAATGAAGCGTGGGACCTGTTGGTGTACAACGTGGCCGCTGCTCGCCTGATCCGCTGCGACCTGCTGAAGTCAGCGGACAACCCGAACGCGCCACCCCCGCCGAAACCACCGCCAGGGCGCGAACGACGCGGACGGCGACCGCCGCGGTACCCGATGCTCGGACAGTGAACCCATGCGCAACCCGGAAGACGAAGCAATGCAGGGTGTGCCGTTCGTTCCAGTCTGCTGCCCGTACTGCGACGACTACAAGCCGTTCACGTATGCCGTGCGCAAGCGCATTCGCTACCACCGCTGCCAGTCGTGCGGGCGCAAGTACAAGAGCGTGCAGCTGACTGCTGCATCGGTGACGGGGTTCTCGTCGCATCCGCGGGACGGAACAGACCCAGACCAGTGACGGCGACGCGCGTCAAGATGGCGCGCCATGGCCCGGACGCACTACCTGCACGTCATCGGCGAGGGACCGCACACGCGCGGCAGCGCCATGCGGCTGTCGCCGCCGTCGAACGTGTCGCCGGGATACGTCTACCACCACGCCAACTTCCTGCTGAACGGCGGCACCACCCCGCCGCCGCTGAACGCGATCGTTCGCGGGGCCACGTCGCAGGCGAGCGGCCGAATCGTGCGCATCGGTTCGGCTGGCTCGTACATCCTCGAGCTCATCGGCAGCATCATCGGCGAGAACACGCCGGGCGGGGCCTTCGCGGTCACGTCGCCGTTCGTCGGCGAGGCTGTGAGTTTCGACAGTGGCGGCGGTGCGATTCCCTCGCCGTTCGCCGACGGGCAGTTCCTGCCGGGGCTGCTCGACAACTTCGTGACGCAGATCGGCGACGCGGAGCACAACACGTTCACGCCGGAAGACCCCTCGACCGACTACGTGCTGTTCGACCGGCAAGCGAAGGTGTGCAGCGAGCTGGTACTGACGATTGCCAGCGTGTCGCCGGCGCTGCCGACGGTGTCCTTCATCAAGGGCGACCGGTGCACGACATCGAGCGGTGGCGCGTTCACCATCCAGCTGATCACCGTCGTCGGATCCGACTACCGCTTCAAGATCACCCGCCGCACCGGGACGATCGGCGCCACGGACGTGATCACGAACACGACCGGCGCGCGCGCCGGCGCGACAGCGACGCTCACCAGCGCCGAGGCCGACCTGCCGCGCGGCACGTTTGTGGCGCACCACCTGCTGCCGAACGTCGCCGGGCTCGGCACCTACTACGAGCAGATGCCATGGGGCGATGCGATGGGCGGCAACGGTGGCATCGGCGTGCTCGGCCCGATCACCCGCGGGTTCTGGAAGAAGCAGGCTGCCGCCTACGACCCCGACGACCGCGGCGCGCGCGTGGTCCCTGTCAACACGCTCGACGAGTACCTCGAGCTGACATGCACCGGCACGTTCCCCGGAACGTGGACGCTTGGCGAAACGGTGACATCGACCGAGGGCTGGTCGGGCAAGCTGGTTTCGTTCGACGCCACCCTGAAAGAAATGACGTTCGAGGCCTGCAACGGTGCAGTGCTCCACGGCGGCGTGCTGACTGGCGCCAGCAGCGGGTCGGTGGCCACGTTCTCCGTGCAGGGCGTCTCCACCGGACTGCAGCAGTTCATCATGGGCGGCGTCACCATCCAGGTGCTTCGCTGCTCTGGCACGTTCCCCACAACGTGGACGCCAGGCGAGACAGTGAACGCCGTCGTCGGTTCCTGGTCCGGCATCGTGCAGGGCTGGCATGCGTCGCGGAAGCTGCTGTTCGTGCGCGACGTGAACGGCGAGACGCTGCAGAGCGGCGGCGTCGTCGGCGCCACCAGCGGCGCCACGGCGACGAACTACGGTGCCGCCTACGGCTGGCAGAAGGGATCTCGGCACTGGTCGTACATGGTCGCGGAGATCGCGGCTGCGAAGACCCGCGCCAATGCGCTGTACCATGGGCAGGCCGCGATCGACGACGGCGCGGTGCTGATGATCTGGGAGAGCGAGTTGTCGGTGTTCGCACCCGCCGGCATGGGGTGCCCGTGGGTGCAACAGGAAGACCTGCGCCGGCACTGGGTGCAGCTGATCGACTCGCTGCGCACGGAGTTCGCCAACCCCGACCTGCCGCTCGCCATCTTCCAGATGGACGTGCGATCTCACCTGACCGACGTCGGGATCTCCGGGCTGCCGTTCGCGTACTTCCTGCGCGGCGCGATGGACGACGTGGTGCGGTCGCGGTCGCACGTTGCGCTGATCAACACGGACGGGTCGCAGGGCTTCCAGATCACGCAGCTTCCGTACTCGTCAAACATCCTGTTCTTGCGGCCGCAAGACTACTGGGAGATCGGCAAGCGCGCGTGGCGCGCGCTCGAGTTCGCGCAGTGGAGCGTTCCGGCCGGCACGAACCTCGAGGAGCTGCCGGTCATCGGCCTGTTCGGGTTCTCGTTCATGAACGGCGGCATCGGTGCCGGGTGGGGGTTTGGCGACGTCGACCCCGACCTGTATCCGTCCGTCGGGTTCCCCGGCGTCAACACGCTCGACGGCAACTGTCTGATGTGGTCCGTGCCGGCGCACGAGCTGCTGACGTACGACATCGCGAACAACACGGGCGGGTTCAAGGGATCCGTCGGTTTCGGGCTGGAAGCACCGCTGTTCCTGCGCGCGAAGCGACGGTTCGCCAAGCCACCGGAGCAGTGGCAGCGCGTGGCCGTGCTGAAGCTGGCCTACGGCGGCACAACCGCCAACGGCAAGGTGCTGGGCACGCCGGCGACGTGGGATCCCGACGGCGCCGAGGTGATGCAGGTCACCGCGAACATGAGCGTGACCGCCATCCCGGCGGACAGCAACAACCCCGCTCGAGGACGCTTCACCGCGGCGGCCGGCACGTTCACCATGTGGACCGTCGGCGCGCACGCTGCGGTCAGCGGCAGCGCGCTCGGCAACATCGGTTTCGGCGGCAACGAAACGACCGCGTGGGCGCAGGGCATCTACGTGCGGGCTGTGGCCGCAGACGGCAGCTACGTCGACATCGAGGGTCCCTTCGTCAACGAGGCGACGCGGTCATTCACGCTGGTTCACGGCGCGTACGCGCTGAAGTCGGACGTGGAAACCGAGGTGCGCCTGTTCTTCGCAGACTGCATCGCGAAAGGCTTCTACCCCCGCGTGGTCGGAATCGGCCTGGCGCTCGGCGAGGTCGACCTGGAACGCGACGTCTCCGAGTACAAGGCGGCCATGCTGCGGATCTGCGGGTGGCTCCGCGAGATCCTTGGGCAGCGCCTGAAGAACGAGGCCGAGGCACCGGTCGTCCTGTACGAGACCACGCCGAACACGCCGTGGAACGCCACCGACGAGAAGATCGCGGCGCTGATCACCGCGCAGCGCGAGGTCGCCGCCGAGATCGGCAACGCCACCAGCATCGACACGAGTCGGCTCCCGATGGAATCGGCGGGGATCTGGCCGCGCACCATGCGCCAGCACAACGGGGTGCACACGACCCCGCGCGGCTACATGATGCTCGGCTACGAGTTCGACCGACGGTTCGAGCTGCTCGGCTGGCCTGAGCATCCCGACGGCGACGCCGCCATCGACTTCGGTTCCTCCGGTGGCGGCGTGAGCGGATCGGATCGAGGGACCGAGGACGACAGCGAGAGCACCGACACGCGTTCCATCGGCGACGGTGGATCGGGCGGCCCGCTGTCCGAGGGCGACGCGCGCAGCGTCATCGACAACATCGACGCCGCGCTGCTCGCGAGTGCCGACGTGGCCGCCTACACGGTCAACGGCCGGACGGTGCAGAAGCAATCCATTGCCGCGCTGCTCGAGGCGCGCAAGTACTACGAGGCGCAGGCCGCGCGGGCGCGTGGTCTTCGCCGCACAAAGGTGGCCTTCCGATGATGGTGCGCAAGGTTCGCGGCAACACGCAGCGGCAGCCGATCTACGCAGGCGCGTCGGGCATGCTGGCTCGCGCTGTCGACGCCGTGGTGTCGATCGCCGCCCCATCCGTGGGGCACCGGATGCGCGTCTCGCGCATGAAGTCCGAGGCGCTGCTGGCGTTCGAGGCCGCGACCATTTCGCGCACGAACCCGTTGCAGAACAGCAGCAGCGCCGACGGGGAGATCCTCGCCGACCTGAAGAAGCTGCGCGACATCAGTCGCAACACGATTCGCGACGACGCGCACGGCGCCAGCGCTGTGGCGATTATCGAGGAGAACGTTGTCGGCCGCGGGATCAAGCCGCAGTCGATGTGCACGCCGGAGTCCACCGGGATGACCTCCGACGAGTGCGAGCAGTGGCGCCGCGATTGTGAACAGGAGTGGGAACGCTGGTCGGACGAAGACGCCGACGCCACGCGGCAAGGCACGTTCTACGACCTGCAGTCGCTCGCCATCCGCACGACGGTGGCCGACGGCGAAGCGCTGGGGCACGCCGTCATCAGCGGCGGCCGGATGTCGTGCGAGATGATCGACTCCGACCGCATCGAGTCCGAGGGCGGGTTCGACACGGTCGACGTGCGCGGCGGCGTCGAGCTCGGCGAGGCCGGCGAGGCCGTGGCGTTCCACGTGCTGAAGCAGCACCCCGACGACCTGATGTTCCGCGGCAGCGGCGACCGGAAGCCAATGCGCATCGTCGTGCGCGAGGGCGACCTGCGCATGCTGACGCACACGTTCCGCCGGCTGCGGCCAGGCCAGACGCGCGGCGTGCCGTGGCTGGCGTCGGCGCTGTCGTACCTGCAGCACCTGCACCACTACCTGAACAGCGAGCTGATCGCGGCCCGTGCGGCGAGCAACTACGCCATGTTCATCAAGCGCAGCGTGAGCCCGGAAGACCAGGACGTGCTGCCGGTGCAGGGTAACGAGGTCGGGCAGCACGCCGACTACCACGAGTTCCTCGAGGCCGGCACGATCGAGTACCTGAACGAAGGCGAGGAGCCGGTGCCCTACAACCCGAACCGGCCGGGCAGTGCCTTCGAGCCGTTCGTGATCCGAGTTCTGCGCGCGATCGCCGCGAGCATGGGCATGGCGTACGAGGTGGTGGCGAAGGACTTCGGCCGAATGAACCTGTCGAGCGCTCGCGCGCTGCTGCGCGAATGCCAGCGCGCCTACGACAAGGCGCGGCAGCTGTTCAACCGCCAGTGGAACACGCCGTGGTGGGAGAACGTCATCCGCCTGGCCGTCGAGGCCGGCCGGCTGGATCCGCCGGCGAAGTTCCTCGACAACACGCGCGCGTTCCTGGCCGTCCGCTGGGTGGCGCCGAGCTACGGGATGGTGGACCCCGTGACGGACGTCGAGGGTTCGGTCGGCGCGATCGCCGCGAACCTGTCGACGCCGTACGAGGAAGCAGCGCGCCAAGGAATGGACGCCGAATCGGTGCTGCGCGATCGCGCGCGGTTCCTCAAGGCTGCCGCCGAGATCGAGACCGAGTTCGACCTTCCGGCCGGCGCCCTCACTACTCCCGCCGCGGCGGCTGCACCGGCGCAAGCTGGGGCGGCTGGCAGGGACCGCAAGCCGGCCGCCGCGGCGGATTCCAACCCCGACACGGCACCAGCCGACGAGAACAACCAATGAACGCAGCTCTGTTGTCCGCGAAGCACGGCGCCACCGTGCGCATCCCCCGGCGCGCTTTCATGCTGCGCGACGATGGCGAAGTCTCGATGGCGCAGGACGAAGCCGGCAAGTCGCGTGGCTTCTCCATGGTCGCTCTGACCGGCAAGGCGATTTCGCATTGGTACTTCGGCAAGCTGGCGATCGACGTCGCCGGCGTGCAGTTCAAGCAGCGGCTGCCGGCGCTGCTCGACCACGACCCGAACCAGCGAGTCGGCTACACGACGTCGATCGCGCACACGAAGCGGGGCCTGGTCGCCGAGGGCAAGATGCTGCAGCGGAGCCCTTCGGCGCAGGTGATCCTGTCCGACGGCGAAGACGGGTTCCCGTGGCAAGCGAGCGTATACCTGCAGGCCGCGACGATCGAACGCGTTGGCGCAGGCCAGTTCGCGATGGTCAACGGGCAGAAGCTGCAGGGCCCGGCCGCGATCTTCCGCACCAGCACGCTGCGCGAGGTGTCGTTCACCGCGCTCGGCGCCGACGACGACACATCTGCGACCCCGCTTGCCGACAAGGACGCCGGCGAGGAGGTGGCGGTGCAACTGATGGACGAGAACGAGGAACGAACCATGACCAAGACGACCAACGCCGGCGATGGCGAGGCGGATCGGGCGGCGGTCGCCGCCAGCGAAGCGCAGTTGAAGAACGCAGCGGACACCGCACGCTCCGAGGAGCGTTCGCGCGTGACCACCATCCGCGCGAGTGCAGCCGCGGCGCAGGCCGAGCTGGCCGACAAGCTGATTGCGGACGGCACGCCGATCGACGAGGCACTGCTCGCGATCAACGAGGACCTGCGCGCGCGGCTCACCGCGGGTGCGGCGACCGGCGCGAAGGTGCCTGTCGAGAGCAAGCCCGTCGGCAAGGGCAACAGCGCCGACGTCGCGGCCAAGGCCAGCGCCGACGCCAAGAGCGACGAGGCCGAGCTGTCGGACGTCGACAAGTGGAAGAAGGAGTTCGCCGGCAGCGCGAAGCTGCGCGACGAGTTCACGTCGCTCGACGTCTTCCTGGCCTTCAAGAAGAACGAGGGCAGCTGCAAGGACTACTCGAACGCCAGCACGTTCGCGTCCGAGCAGGGAGCCGACCACAACGCCAGCTGACGGCACGCACGACCACCACGACCCAACCCACCACAACCAACGACTGAGGAACTGAAACCATGGGACAAGCACGCTCCCTGTCCTTCCGCAACGTGAAGGGCACGTACTTCTGGGCGCTCGAGAAGCGCACGAACGCGAGCTGGGTGAACCGCATCGCGACGACCATCAACACCGACCAGCCTTCCGAGATCCTGAAGTGGCTCGAGGGCGCGCCGGCGATGACCAAGTTCACCGGCGAACGCGACGCCAAGAGCCTCAAGGACTTCGGCCTGACGATCGTCAGCGACAAGTTCACGAGCACGCTCGAGTTCGACATCGACGACGTTCGCCGAGACAAGACGGGGCAAATCAACCGCCGCGTCCAGGAGCTCGGCGGCAAGGCCGCGACCTTGCCCGAGCGGCTGCTGACGTCGCTCATCACGGCCAACCCGAACGGGTTCGACGGTGCCGCGTTCTTCGCCACGTCGCACAACCACGGCGGCACGTGCGACAACGACAAGAGCTTCACCACGGTTGCTCCCGACACGCCGACCACGGCGGAAATGTCCGCTGCGATCCTGCAGGGCGTGCAGGCGATGTACGCCGTGACCGACGACCAGGGCGAGCCCGCGAACGAGGAGGCCATGGCCTTCGAGATCATGGTGCCCGTGAAGTACTGGGCGGCGGCGCGCGGCGCGCTGGCGAACGTCTACACCAGCGCCGGCGTCAGCAACACGCTGCCGAGTGCTGGGCTGAGCCTGACGCTGTCGGTGAACCCGCGCCTGTCGGGAGCGGCCAGCGCCTCCGGCCGTCGGTTCTACATCTTCCGCACCGACGCGCCGATCGCGCCGTGTCTGTGGCAGGAGGAGACGATCGGCGACGCGTTCAAGACGCTCGGCCCGGACAGCACCGAAGCCTTCTGGAAGGAGAAGGTGGCCTTCGGCGCGAAGCGCATCGGCCAGGCCGCGATGGGGCAGTTCCTGCTGGCCCAGCGGAACAACCTCGCCTGATGGCGAGCCAGGGGCCTGGCGCTCGCCGGGCCCCACCATTCGAACTCAACAGACCAACCACCACCCCTTCGGAGAACTGAACCATGACCGACCTCACCAGCGCCAAGCCGCGCCTGTTCCACGGGCCCGTCGGCCCGATCGTCAACTACCCGATGCCGGCGAACACGCAGCTGTTCCATGGCGCCGCGCTGATGCGCGCGGCTGCCGCGGCGACGGTTGCCAACTGCACCCCGACCGCCAGCGGGCAGTTCCTCGGATTCGGAGAGAACACCGTCGACAACCGCACCGGCGGCGAGTTCGGCGGCGCGGCCGCGGCCGTCGACATGCCGGTGCGCATGGAGGGCTTCGCCTGGCTGACCGTCGCCAACAGCAGCAACTGGGCGGTGACCGACACGAACGCCACCGTGTACGCCAGCGACGGCGACACGTTCACGACCGCTGCCGGCACGAACAACATCGTGGTGGGCAAGGTGGTGCACATCCCCACCGCCGCGGTCGGCGCCCCGTCCGGCGTCGTGCTCGTGTTCTTCCAGGCTTCGCCGCTGCGCTCGATCTGATCCAGCGCAAGCCCGGCGGTGATCTTCGCCGCCGGGCAACCAACGACCGCACCAATGACACTGCGCGAAACGATGGCACGCGACGCACGTCGCACGCTGACCAGGCTCGACCACTTCGGCGAGCTGGTCACGTACGTGTTCAAGAACGGCGACCCCGACCGCGTGGTGCCGGCCGTCGTGAACCGCCAGGACATCGAACCAGCGCAGACGAACGTGCCGCAGGTCGGCCGCCGGCGCGCCGTCGTGGCAATCCCATTCCACGACGTGGACGGCGTGCAGACCTACGTGCAGGGCGACCGCATCGAGCTCGCGCTGCGGCTCGGCGAGGCGGCGGTGCAAGCGCGCATCCGCCGCGTCGTGTCGCAGGACGAAGGCATGTGGGAGTTCGAGGTCGAAGGGTGACCGATCCCACCAAAGTTGTGGGCGACGCCGGCGCAATCAGCATCACCGTCGACACCAGCAAGGTGGACCGGATCTTCTCGGCGGTGCCGAAGGCCGGCTACTTCTGGATGCGCGACTACTTCGGGCAGATCCTGGGGCACCACCGCAAGACGTGGCTGCTGCAGAAGGGCACGAAGTTCGGCCGCGGCAAGTACGGCGTGAAGGTGTATGGCGTCAACGAGGGGCCGGCGGAGCCGGGACCGAATGACGTTGCCTACCGCGTGTCGCCGTCCGAGAAGCGCGCCAGCAGCACGCGCCAGGCGACGGAGTTCCTGAACCGGCTCACCGCCGAGGCCTACACGGGCGGAATCGTGCTGCCGGTGCACGAGTTCGGGCAGGACATCCGCAGCGCCAGCTGGATGTCGATTGCCGTCAAGACGCGGCCGGGAACGCCCGAGCGGTGGAAACTGAAGTACCCCGGCAGGAAGCTGCTGACGCTGCCATCGAAGCGCCGCGACGGGAAGCTGCTGCTGTACGAGGTGACGCAGGTCGGTGCGCGCGGCAGGCCTGGTGCCGGCAAGGAGCGGCCGAAGCGCACGAAGCTGCGGCTGCGCTGGATCCTGTCGAAGTTCGTCGACATGAAGCCGACGCTGCACATGTACGACTCGTGGGACGCGCTGAAGCCGGCGCGCGACGCGATGTGGGCCCGAACGGCGACGGGGATGCTCCGCGACCTCGAGAACCCTGACGCGAGGGACATGTGACCAGCATCCGCGACCAGATCCTGAACGAGCTCACCACGCGGCTTGCCGCGCTCACCGGCTGGGATGCGCAGCTGCGCGGGGCCGTGAACGCCAGCACGAGCGACGCCAAGGTCAGCGCCGTGGTCGCTTTCGTGACGGAGTCGAAGCAGATCGCGAGCAGCGACAAGTACACGGCCACGATGCAGGTCGGGGTGCTGCTCACGGTCAACTACGAAGACGCCGACGCCACGCTCGACGACGGCAACCCGTTCCGCTACCTCGACCGGCAGGTGGTGCTCGTCGAGCAGGTGGTGCATACGCCGGACTTGTGGGGCCCCGCGCCGCCGTTTTCGTACGTCGAGGTGAACGGGCACGAGGTGAACCCGCCCGACGAGGAGACTACGGCGACCGCGTTCGTGCGGCTCACGTTCCTGTATCGGCACCAGTTCGACGACCCGGAGGCAGCCTGATGCCTACCGCGACCGTTCGACTGCCGGCACCGCACTACGCGAGCGTGCGAGACGACACCGAGGTAGTGATCGGTGGCGATGCAGGTCGCGTTCCTTTCGGGCACGTTCCCGATCCGCAACTGCATCCGCGCACGTTCATGGTGACATGGGAGAGTGTCACGGGTCCGACGGCCGACGCGATCCGCAGAGCGTACGCCGCGAACCCGTACGACGTGTTCGACGTCGTCATCCCATACGTCGGCACCGTGCTCGTGATCTGGAACACGCCGCCGAACATCCAGTGGTCGTCGTGGTCGAGAGCCACGATCACCGCAGAGCTCGAGGAAGCCATCGCGCACACGTAGACCACGACGACGGAGGACCACCACAATGCCAGTACAACGCAAGCAGCAGTTGCTCGGAGCCATCGAGACCAGCGAAGGCGTCGCAGCTTCCCTCAGTGCATCGGACGCCGTGCAGGTGTTCGAACCCAGCATCAGCGACACGGTCGAAGTGCAGGACCGGGTGCCTGCCGGCCCGACGCTGTCGCGCGACTTCGCGCCGATCGGCCGGCAGACGAGGCAGGTGCAGTTCCGCAGCGACTTCCGCGGCAGCGGCGACACGTCGATTCCTGTCACCGAACCGGACTGGGCGAAGTTCCTGCAGCCGTGCGGCTACAAGACGGGCGTCGTGCGCAAGCTGACGTGCGGCGCCGTCACCGGCAGCGGGTTCCAGGTCGGCGAGATCGTGTCGCAGAGTGCCGGCGCGATCCGCGGCGTGGTGCTCGCGGTCACGCGCGCAGGTGCTCCGCTGCAGCGCGCCACGGCGAGCGGTGACCTGGTGGTGGTGGCGACGATCGTCGGCACGCTGACGACGGCAGCGACCACCGGCGAGTCGAGCGCAAGCACAAGCACCATGAGCGCGGCGGCGGCGCACGAAGGACTCGTGTACCAGCCGACGTCGGAGAAGCTGGTCAACGTCACGACCGGCGCATGGACCGGAACCATCCCCGCCGGCGCCGGCGAGGTGCTGCTGGTCGAGAGCCCGACCGGCACCCCTGTCGGCATGGTCCAGGTGATCAACAACAACGGCAGCATGCTCGACATGGACGTGACGTTGCTGCAGGGCGTGATGGCCAACGGCAACACGCTTCGCAGCGCCGCAGACGGCACGGCGACCATCAGCGCGGCGCCGACGCAGATCCGCACGCCGTCGCTCACGATCCGGCACAACCTCGACGGCCGGCAGCGCGATCTGCTCGGCGCGCGCGGCGACTGGACGCTCGAGGGTGAGTCGGGCCAGCCGATGCAGTTCTCGTGGACCTTCACCGGCGACGTCGGGCCGGCGGTCGATGCTCCGGCAATCGCCACCACCGGGCTGTCGACGATCCGCCCGCCGCGACTGCTCGGCGCGATCTGCGCCTATGGCCTCGCCGAGAACAGCCACCGCATCGCCACGAAGCGGGTGTCGATCGCCAACCAAGGCACCGTGTCGCCGAACCTCGACGCCAACCGCGCCGGCGGTTCGACCGGTTCGAACATCACCGACCGCAACCCGACGATCACCGTCACTGTCGACCAGGTGCACGGCGGGTTCGACTGGGAAGCCGCGCGCGACGCCGGCACCGTGGTTCGGTTCGCCGTGTTGCTCGGCTCCGCGCTGGGCAACATGATGGCCGTCGTGGCGCCGATCTGCCAGGTGACCGAGGTTGCGCTGTCCGACTCGGATGGAATCGCGACCTTCGACGTGACGCTGGCACCGCGGCGCATCCTCGAATCCGGCGACGACGACCTGTTCCTCGCCCAAATCTGACCGGAGCACCCCCGATGCCAGTCGCACGCAGCACGACCGAAACCTTCGACTACGTCACCCTCGCCGACCGCGAACTGCCGAAGGACAAGCAGACCACGTTCCACCTGCGCCGGATGTCCACGTCGATGATGATGCGGATGCGCGACCTGCGCGACGGCACCGAGGCGCAGATCGGCAGGTGGCTGGTGATCGCGCTGCGCGCCGGCATCGCCGGGTGGACCAACTTCGTGACGCCAGCAGGCGACCAGGTGCCGTTCACGAAGGATGCCAAACCGGTGACGCTGTTCGGCATCACGCTCGCGAACTCGGCCAGCGAAGCGTCGGTGGACGCTCTGACGACCGAGGACGCGCAGGAGCTCGGCGCCGCGATCATGCGCGGCAACGAGCTCACGCCGGAAGACCTGGGAAACTGATCCTGGCCGCCAGCGTGGCCTGCGCGCCGCGCGGCTCAGGGTTCGAGCAGGACTGTGGACAATGCCAGCACGACGCAGAGAAACGCGAACGGTGGGGGTGCGACGCTCCAACCAAGGAGCCGCAGCTGTGGATCGACCCGTGCCCACACTGCGGCGGCGCCCACCTCGCGTGCGAGGTGTGCGAAGGGACCGGGCGCATGCCGGTCTTCCGCTGCCCGAACACGCTGGTGACGTCGCGCGAACTGGGTGCGATCACGGCAGCGATCCAGGTCGAGTTCGGCGTGCTGCCGGAAGCCGGCGGGTGGCAGGACCAGGCCGCGACGTTCACGGCCGCGTGGCCGCTGATCATGCGCGAGGTGGAGCACTGGCGTTCAGTGCACCGCAAGCTCGCGATGCAGAAGGCGAAGCAGCAGAGGTGAGCCATGGCAACCAGTGAGAGCCGCACGCTGTCGATCCTCGCGCGCCTGGTCGACGGCGTCAGCAAGCCGGCGGGGATCATCAGTCGCACGCTGGTAGGGATCGGCCGCACGAACGTGCAGGTGTTCGCGCAAGCCGGAAAGGCGTTGTTCTCGCTGAAGGGAGCGGTGGTCAGTCTGGCCGGGGCGTACGTCGGACTGCAGGCGGTCGCCAAGGTGCGCGCGATCGGCGAATCGGCTGACGAGCTGCTGAAGCTGGCCGAGGCCACCGGCGACAGCGTGGAGAACCTGAGCGAACTGCAGGGGGCTTTCGAGCTCGGAGGCGTGAAGTCCGAAGCGTTCAAGGACGTCTTGAAGCAGCTCGGCGTGGCGACGAAGGCAGCGTTCAAGGACAACGACCAGGTGGTGCGCGGGTTCCGTCAGCTCGGCATCAGCATCGCCGACCTGACGAACCTCGGCCCGTCGCAGTTGTTCGAACGTATGTCGGTGGGCCTCGAGCGGTTCGGCACCGATCAAGAGAAGGCGCTTGCTCTAAGCAAGCTCCTGCCCGAGTCCTTCCTTCGGTTGCTGCCGACGCTCGCCAAGGGATCGAAGGCCTTCCAGGACACGGTGCGCCAGGCGCGTGAGGCCGGGGCGACAGTGACGCTCGTCGAAGCGCGATCGGCAGAAGCGCTGAACGACGCCATCACGCGGGTCGAGTTCTCCCTGGGAAAGACGGGCCGCGCGATCATCCAGGCGTTCGGCCCGACCGCCATTCTGATCCTCGACAAGCTCACGAAGGCCGTCGGCGACAACCGCGAGCAGTTCGTGAAGATCCTGCAGGCCATCGGTCGCGGCTTCGTCGAGGCGACGAGCCTGGCCGTCGATGCCGTGGTCGGGCTCATCGGGCTCATCGAGTCGATTCCAGGCGTCGACCTGCTGCCCGAGAAGTCGTTGAAGCGGCTCGCCGAGGTGCGCCACGAACTCGAGCAGCTGA